CCTCGCCACCGGCATCCACGATCTCGACCGCTCCACAGGCGGCTTCCTCGGCGGCCAGATGATCGTCATCGCCGCCCGCCCCGCTTGCGGAAAATCCGCCCTCGGAATGCAGATCGCCATCCACGCCGTCCAGCACCTCGCCGTCCCCACCCTCGTCTTCTCCGTCGAAATGCCCGCCCGCGAACTCATGGTCCGCGCCATTTGCTCCCAAGCCGGGCTCGACCTCCAGCGCGTCCGCGACGGCTTCTTCAATCAAAACGCCCTCACCTCCGCCGCTAACGCCGCCCAACACCTCGTCAAAGCCCAGCTCTACCTCGACGAAACCCCCGCCCTCACCGTCGCCCAATTCCGCGCCCGCGCCCGCCGCGCCCGCTCCACCCATAAGATCGGCCTCATCGTCGTGGACTACCTCCAGTTCATGCACGGCACCACCGCCACCGCCAAGCAATCCCGCGCCCTCGAAGTCAGCGAGATCAGCAAAGCCATCAAGACCACCGCCAAGGAACTCGACATCCCCATCATCGCCCTCGCCCAGCTCAACCGCGACGCCGATTCCGAGCACCTCAAGCCCAAGCTCTCCAACCTCCGCGAATCCGGCTCCATCGAGCAAGACGCCGATACCGTCCTCCTCATCCACCGCTTGGACAAAAACAAAAAGAAATCCGACGACGACGAGCCCATGGACCACAACACCCTCCTCATCCTCGCCAAGCAACGCAACGGCCCCACCCCCGAAATCAAAATGAACTTCATCGGCCAATTCACCCGCTTCGAGAATGTCACCACCGCCGCCTACTCCAACAACCCCGACCACCGTCAAAAATAATGACCTCCACCGAACTCTGGGAAGCCTACTCCACCCGCAACCCCTCCTTCGACGGCGACGGCCAAGTCACCATGTCCGCCGCCGGTCTCCGCAAGCTCTTCAACCAAACCTGGTCCATCGCCTACGATACCGGCTACCGCACCGGCCTGCGCGAAGCCACCGCCCGCGCCAAGGCCACCCCCGCACCCCCGCCCGAAATCTTCCGCGACATCTTCGGAGTCACCCGATGACCGCGCCAAAACCACGCCGCCGCAAAAATGACAACATCCTGCCAAGAAAGGAACTGGATTCCATCATTGCCAGCCATGGGCTTCCAGACCCCTTCGAGCCGGAAACCATCCAATCCTATCGGGACCGGTGGAACTGGGAACGGGAAGTCAATCGTCAACTGCCCAGCAAAGAAGCACACAAGGTGATTGTGTCCTTCATGTTTTACGAAATCAAACAAGCCATCGAAAAAATCCTCAAATGACCGCCCTCCGCGACTTCATCCGCCACCACCGGCTCGACGAGACCGCCACCCTCAACCTCCTCCAGGATCACGGCATCATCAGCGACCAATGCGTCACCGCCGAAGACTGCGGCGACGCAGGCCGCGCCGTCTCCTGGCTCCACGACCGCCTCGCCACCCTACCCAAATCCAAATGAGCGACACACCCGAAACAGATGCCAAAGCCAGCCCCCACATCGGCTTCTTCTCATGTGCCACGGTCCCCGCCGAATTCGCCCGCCGCCTTGAACGCGAACGGGACGAGGCGAGGGACATGGTTGAGAAGTTTACCGAACAAGGACTCGACCTCCTGGATTCCAATCGAACGCTAAAACGCGAACGGGACGCCGCACTGGACAAGATTTCCGAACTCAAAGGCGTCATCAAAGCCCTCCGCAGCAATTTACGCGAGACATCCCGCGAGACAAAATGAACTACTCCTCCTTCTCCGGCTCCATCCCCGGCACCCACCGCGAAATCTGGGTCGATACCGCCTTCACCCACAGCCGCCCCCACGGCTTCATCCGCGCGAATTGGTTCGGCATCGAAGCCCACCCCGGCCGCGTTTACGAAGCCCACTGCCTCCTCCTCCTCCCCGAAGGCGGAGCCACCTACCGCGCCCTCCCCCTCCACGCCCTCGCCCACGATCCGCACCCCTGCCTCGCCTGGAACGAGCAGGAAGCCCAGCTCTGGGACTGCTACAGCTGGCATTTCGCCACGCCGCACTACCCCTACCTCCACGGCCTCCGCTGCAAGACCCGCATCGGCACCACCGACCACTTCGGCCACTACTGGTTCGCCATCAAACCCGTCCTCGACGACTTCTCCGCCATCCCCGAGCAGGCCAAGGAATTCTTCCTCATCGCCCTCGACAATGGCCGCTTCACCCTCCAGCCCACGAACCGCGTCCTCTTCGAGGAAAAATCCTCCACCGAACTCCTCACCGCCGCCTGGCCGTCCGGCCTCAAGCGCAAAACCGAAATCTACTGCACAGAATGAATCATGTGGATACTCCCAAAGAATTTACCGCTATCGAATGGTGCGCTGGATACGGCGGCATTCATCTCGGACTCAAACGAGCAATCCCAAATCTGCGCGTCATCGCTTATGGTGAGATCGAATCCTTCGCCTGCGCGAACCTGGTCGCAAAAATGGAAGCGGGACTCGTGGACGCAGCACCTCTCTGGACGGATATTAAAACCTTCCCATGCAACGAATTTCGCGACCGAGTGGGCCTCCTTGTGGCCGGTTATCCTTGTCAGCCATTTTCCGCAGCCGGAAAGCGACTTGGAGCAGAAGACCCTCGCCACCTCTGGCCCCACATCGCCAGAGCAATTCGAGTTATTCGACCTCAATTCTGTTTCTTCGAAAATGTCGAAGGACACATCAGCCTCGGACTCCGAGAGGTCGTTGGAGAGTTGGAACAAATTGGTTACACAACGGCGTGGGGAATATTCAGCGCGAGTGAAGTCGGCGCTCCGCACCAGCGGAAGCGGGTCTTCATCCTGGCCGTCTCCAGTAGCCTCGGAGGTGCGGCAGGGCTTTCAAGATCGCTCGCGCGGGATGAAAGGCTCGCAGGAGTCGCTGACCACGGTGGTGGTGAAGGATGCGGCGAATTGGAGCACGCCAGAGTCTCATCCGAGAACGCACACGCCTCGGAATGTTGGAGCGGGAACATATCGGGGCAAGGAACCGCTGGCGAATCAAGTAGCCGAACTCCATGGCCTTCCCGCCCCAGCGAACCACAGCACGGATGGGAGCCGCCAAGAGTCGTGGTTGACGCCAAGAGCCAACGAGCCGGACTCAGACAGCAACTTTGTGACGAGGAATGCGGACAGGGGCGAGCATTGCCATCCGAGTCTGAGCCAACAGGCGAAATCGCAATGTTCAACGGCAACAGTTTCAACGGGAGCGCATCGCCAGAGGGACGGCAGCATGATTCCAAAATTGGACAGCCAAGTCGGAGGCAAACTCAACCCTCGCTGGGTCGAGACCCTCATGGGTCTGCCGGTGGGCTGGACTATGCCGAGTTGTGCGTCGCCTGTGACAATCGCACTGACGAGCTACGCCTCCTCGGCAACGGAGTCGTGCCAGCAACAGCAGAACGAGCTTTTCGAGTCTTAATGCAAGACCTCGTCAAATGATCCCCCAGACCCCGCACCCCATCCTCCCGCAGATCGTCATCGAGCATCGCCGCTCGGATGGCACTTTCAGCATCATCTATCAAAATCGGCGCTTCGCCGCTACCGAGGCCCAGCTCCTCGCCATCCACGCCGAGCGCGAAGAGCAGATCGCCCGCATGGCCGAAGACCCTTGGCGCTACGGTTGGGTCAACCCCGCCTGGGAACGCGCCGACCGCGCCTACGCCGAACTCCGCCAGAAATTCCCCAAAGGCGTCACCGAACTCCTCATCCTCGGCGGCAACCGCTCCGGCAAATCCCGCTACTACGCCCGCCGCGCCATGCAGCACCTCGTCGAAAAGCCCGGGGCAAAAGTCTGGTGCCTGCAATCGACCGAATCCGCCAGCATTCAAAACCAGCAGCCCTACCTCTGGGAATATCTCCCCAAGGAATGGAAACCCACCGCCTCGGGCAAACTCAAAAAAGGCGCAGTCGCCAACATCACCTACTCGCAGAAAGGCGGCTTCACCGAGAACTCCTTCGTCCTGCCGAACGGATCCCAATGCTGGTTCAAATTTTACAGCATGGATGTCACCTCCATCGAAGGCGCGGAGTTGAATTTCTGTTGGGCAGACGAACTCGTCACCCCCGATTGGCTTGAGGCTTTACGCTTCCGCCTCCTCACCCGCGATGGCGAACTCGGCGTCGGCTTCACCCCCATCGAAGGCTACACCAGCACGGTCAAAGAATACCTCGACGGCGCGAAGACGCTGGAGGAATCCGATGCCCCGCTCCTCCCCCGCTACCGCGCTGGCAAACTCGAGGGCGTCGAGCGCGTCCCCCGCATCCAGCAATGCACCCGCGAAAAAGCCCGCGTCGTCTATTTCCACACCTCCGACAACCCCTTCGGCAACCCCGAAGCCATGGAAACCGAACTTCGCGGCAGCAACCGCGAACGCATCCTCATGCGCGCCTACGGCGTCCCCACCCGCGCCAAGCTCTCCATGTTCCCCAAATTCCGAGACGCCGTCCATGTCGTCCCCCACGACAAAGTTCCCAAGGAAGGAACCGTCTATCATTTCGTGGACCCCGGCGAAGGCAAAGCCTGGGCCATGCTCTGGATTCGCTTCTCGCCCGATAACCGCTGCTGGATTTACCGCGAGTGGCCCAATCAACTCGAATACATCGAAGGCGTCGGCTACCCCGGCCCCTGGGCAGAAGCCGATGGCAAGCTCGAAGACGGACGCCCCGGCCCCGCCCAAACCGCCTGCCGCTGGTTCGGCTTCAAAGAATACAAAGCCGTCATCGCCGCCGCCGAGAAAGCCGACGAAATCGCCAAGGTCGAAGAACGCTGGATGGACAGCCGCTACGGAAACACTCCCACCATGACCGAGGAAGGCGTCCGCACCTTGATCGAGCAATGCCACGACCGCATGGACCTCGACTTCAAAGCCACCAGCGGCAAAGCCATCACCGAAGGCGTCGGCATCATTAATGATTGGCTCGCATTCGACGAAGAAAAACCCCTCGGAGCCGACAACTCCCCCCGCCTCTACATCAGCGAGCGTTGCCAAAATCTCATCTACGCCCTCAAGACCTGGACCGGCAAAGACGGCAAACACGGCGCGACCAAAGATTTCATAGATGTCCTCCGCTACATCGTTCTCGCCCGAGGCGTCGAATATGTGGACCCCGATTCCCTCCGCTCCCGAGGAGGAGGCTGCTACTAAATCCTCCCTCCGTGTCCTCTGTGTTCTCTGTGGTTAATCCCCTCCCTTGACACCCGCACCCTATAATCAACCCCGCATGAAACTTCTCCGCCGCCGCGATGTCATCGACGCCCTGGGAATCACCTCGAAGCAGCTCACCAAACTCATCGAATCCGGTCTCATCCGCCCCATCCGCAAGCGCGGCTGCCGCGCATGGTTTCGTTTTGCAGACCTCGGCAAAATATGAAACGCACCGACAACATCGGCTCCCTCGGCCGCAACAAAAAGAAAGAGAAATCCACGCACCCAGACCATCGCGGCCAGTGTGTCATCGAAGGCCGTCCTTTCTGGATTTCCGCCTATGTGAACACAAATCAAGAGACCGGCGAAAAGTTTTTCAAACTCTACTTCAAGCCCCGCGAGGCAGGTTCCACGCAACCCGATCCGACTGCCG